TACCAACCGCATTGCAGCACTCGTACTGCTAGCCATGATTTACGTTGCCGGTTACGACAGCGGCAAGCAACAAGCTGTTAAGGCACACCACAACCACCCCGCCTGCCATCAGAACCTGAAGCCGTAAACTAAACTCATCGAATAGTGGGTCCGCTGTGTATTCCGGATACAACTTCTACGACCGGCCACTAGCGCAGCGGACTGTCACAAAAGTCCAAGACCCGAATACGGCATGGTTTGCGCAAGAGCAGCATTGGATTTTGATTGAGGACCTGCTGCAAGGCACTTACGGTATGCGTCGCAAGCATCGCCGTTACCTGCCGCAAGAGCCACGCGAGCTGGACGAGTCCTACGACAATCGCCTAGCACGCAGCGTGGTGCCGCCGTACTACGTTCGCCTTGAGCGGATGCTGGCTGGAATGTTGACGCGCAAGCCGGTGCGGCTTGACGACACCGCTGACGCCATCCGCGAGCAACTATTCGACGTAGACCTGCAAGGAAATGACCTTAATGTCTGGACCTATGAAACAACCCGCAAAATGGTCCGTTATGGCCACGTTGGTGTCTTGGTGGATGCACCGTCTAATGGGGGTAGACCCTATTGGGTGACCTACACGCCTAGGCAAATCCTTGGCTGGCGCACCGAGCAGCAAGAAGGCAAACAAGTGCTAACGCAGCTCAGGCTGTCGGAGGTGGTCACCGTGCCCGATGGCCTGTATGGCGAAAAAGAAGTGCAGCAGATTCGTGTGCTGACGCCTGGTGAGTATCAACTGCACCGCAAGGACGACAACAGCGACTTCAAGATTGTTGACGAAGGCCGCACCAGCCTCAGCGAAATTCCGTTCAGCGTTGCCTATGCGCAGCGGCATGGTTTTATGGAGTCACGTCCGCCGCTTGAGGACATTGCCGAGCTAAATCTGAAGACCTACCAGATTCAGTCTGACCTCGACAACCAGCTTCACATCTCAGCCGTGCCGATGCTGGCGTTTTATGGCTTCCCGTCTGCAGCAGAAGAAGTCAGCGCTGGCCCCGGCGAGGCGATTGCATTCCCTGCTGATGGCCGCGCTGAGTACATCGAACCCGCCGGCAAATCCTTTGAGGCGCAGTTTCGCAGGCTTGAGCAGCTTGCCTTGCAAATTAACGAGCTGGGCCTGTCGGCAGTGTTAGGCCAAAAGCTATCGGCTGAGACCGCCGAGGCAAAGCGCATCGACCGCAGCCAAGGCGACAGCACCATGATGGTGATTGCGCAAAATATGCAGGACATGATTGATAACTGCCTGCAGTTTCATGCGCAGTATCTCGGCAATGCAACGGCTGCCGGCAGCGCCTACGTGAACCGTGACTTCCTTGGCGCACGGCTTGAGCCGCAGGACATCCAGTCACTGCTGGCGCTGTACACCGCTGGCACCATTACCCAAGAAACCCTGCTGACCGAACTTGCCGAAGGCGATGTGCTAGGCGATAACTTTGATGTGGACGAAGAGCTGGAGGCTACTTCCAATGCGGGGCTTGACGTACCATCTGCTGGACTGGCTGACAGACTGGCTGGTAGCGCTAATGATTTTGGTGGAACCGAAGAAGCCGAGGCAGCAGGGGCTTGATTACACCATATGCAACTTGCCTGATGAGGTGCTTGCGGTTGTGCGCATGAAGTATTACAAAGGCGGCAAAGCTGATGAGGTTGACGAAATGGTCATCATGGAAGATGGCCAGAATGGTTACGACGCTTTCGCTGCCGCGGTACGTGGTGCGCTTGCCCGTGGCGCTGATGTCAGCATCAGGTCGCAGTATCGCCCAGACCAGTTAGGCATCATCGAATGAGTACACCAGAAGCGCTATACCGCAACGCGATTGACCTAAACAGGTTCAGCAATAGCGTTGCGCGGCGCATCATTAATGCCTATAACGACATCATCATTGATGCGGTCAATCAGCTACGCACCATTGATGAGCTTGCTGCACCAGTCAAGGCTGCACGGCTACGTGGCATCCTTGCGCAACTCAAGGACTCGCTAGCGACCTGGGCAGGTGACAGCACCGAGCTAACAGCAGTGGAGCTGCAAGGCATCGCGGAGCTGCAGTCGGAGTTTGTCGCGGACCAGCTAGCGCGTGCATTACCGGCTGGCAGTCGTGACGCAGTCCGCACCGTGGAGATTAGCCCGCAGTTTGCGCAAAGCGTGGTCACTACAGACCCAACGCAGCTTAATGTGGTGGCGCTAAGTGATGACTTGTTTGCCGCAGTGCAGGGCGCACCGCAGACTTTTAGCCTTACCGCTGCCCAAGGTGCCACCATCACGCTGCCCAATGGCGAGGTGGTCAGCAAAGCATTTCGTGGCATCGCGGTAGACCAAGCCGAGCGGTTCTCGCAAGTGGTGCGCCAAGGGTTGTTGACCGGTGAGCCGACACCTGACATCGCCAAGCGGCTTATCGGCAGCCTTGAGTTTGGCGAACGTGCCAGGAACGTCAGGCAGCTCATCGCAGCAGGCGGGCAGGCAACCGCCGTTGCTGACAATCAGGTCATCACACTGGTGCGCACTAGCGTGAACCAAGTAGCCAATACTGCCAGTCAGCAGGTGTATGAGGCTAATCAAGACATTACAAAAAAATATCGCTACGTGGCCACGCTTGATACTCGCACCAGCAGCATTTGCCGTGCGCTAGATGGCCGTGAGTTTGAATATGGCCGCGGCCCAATGCCACCGCAGCATTTCAACTGCCGCAGCACGACTGTTCCAATAATTGACCCCGACATCCTGCCGCCGTCAACAACCGCAACCCGTGCTAGCGCTGCAGGGCAAGTGCCGGTCAACATGAGCTACGGGGAATGGCTAAGCAATCAAGACCTGCCAACTAAGGCCAAGGCATTAGGTGCCAGCAAGGTCGCCTATTTCGACAAACTGGCCGCCAAGTACGGACCTAAGGATGCCATCGCCAAATTGGTCCGCGACGACGGCTCAGAGCTAACCTTGGATCACCTGCGCGCTCGATACGGTGCCTAAAAAGAAACCCGGTCTTTACGCCAACATCGCCGCCAAGCGCAAGCGTATTGCGGCTGGCAGCAAGGAGCGCATGGCACGCAAGGGCGAAGCCGGCAGGCCGACTGCTGCTGCATTCAAAGCAGCCGCTAAGACCGCTAAAAAGAAATGATTACCTACCGCGGCGAGGAGTTTGAGGGCTACAACAAGCCCAAGCGGACGCCGAAGCATCCGACCAAATCGCACGCGGTATTAGCCAAAGAAGGCGAAACTATCAAGCTCATCCGTTTTGGGCAGCAAGGCGTCAGTGGTAGCCCGGCACGCAAGGGTGAGTCTGACGCAGCCAAGGCCAGACGCGCCAGCTTCAAGGCAAGACACGCCAGTAACATTGCTCGCGGCAAGATGTCACCTGCGTTCTGGGCGGACAAGGTCAAGTGGTGACCTGTTCTTGCTGGTGTATCCACGTCTTTAGCTCGCAGACATAACGCCGCAACTCATGCGCCTTAGCGGCGTGCCAACCGTTGCCAGTTTTGCGGTACAAATGCTCATGTCGGTCGATGGCATCAAGCGCTTGCTTGATTAGCGGATTCCATGGTTCGCGGGTTGGTGTATCCCATTCGCGTGCCATTGGCAGCTTGGCTGGTACGATGACAGCGTAATTAAGCCTGCGGCTTATCCATGTCTGACGAAACACAAACCCAAGAGCCTGCGGCCACTGGGGATTCTGAAGCGCTGCAACGTAGCATCGAGGCACTTGAGCGCAAAAATAAAGAGCTAATCGCAGAGTTGCGTGCAGCTAAAAAATCACCAGCCGTGCCTGATGGGGTAAATGTTGATGAATTGCTTGAGTTCAAGCGCAACCACGAGCAACAGCAGCTTGAGTCACAAGGCAAGTATCAAGAAGCTAGGCAAGCTCTGGAGCAGCAGTTCCGTGAGGCGACGGCGCAAAAGGACCAGCGCATCGCAGAACTTGAAGTACGTGTCCGCGAACTTGAACTGGTCACGCCTGCAGTGACCGCGTTGGCGGACATTGTGTACGACCCGGACATGGTGCTAAAGACCAAGCTCAAGCCTGAGTCAATCGAGCGTGAGCCTGATGGCACCGTTGTGGTTGTTGATGGCTATGAGCGCAAACCTGTTGCCGAATGGGCCAAAACCCTGCCGGCATGGATGCAAAAGCAACCAAAGCCGCAAGGCAGCGGGGCACCATCAGCAGGCGCTAGCGGCGGCAGCATCCCGGCTGGCATGACCAACCCATTCAATCGTGATAGCTTCAACCTGACAGAACAAGCACGGCTGTATAGAACAGACCGTGACCTTTATGAGCGTATGAAAGCAACAGCTAACCGCTAAGCTGTACGCAACCGGCTGCGCTGGTGCATCGGGCTGCGCCCCACACCGTAATTCATTCTTGGTGATTCATCATGGCGACTCTTCGCTCTGACATCATCATCCCAGAGGTTTTTACGCCTTACGTCATTGAGCAAACCACCCAGCGTGATGCCTTCTTGGCTTCCGGTGTGGTGCAGCCCATGGCGGAGCTGAATGCTACTGAGGGTGGTGATTTTATCAACGTTCCTTTCTGGAAAGCCAATCTGTCTGGTGACTTCGAGGTTCTGACCGACAGCACCTCGCTGACCCCTGGCAAAATCACTGCTGACAAGCAAGTCGGCGTGATCCTGCACCGTGGCCGTGCATTTGAAAGCCGTGACCTAGCCGCTCTGGCTGCTGGCTCTGACCCCATGGCCGCCATTGGCGCCAAGATTGCTGATTACATCGCTAACCAGCGTCAAAAAGATCTGCTGTCCTGCCTCGGCGGTGTGTTCGGCACGCTCGGCACCACCTCTAGCTCGGCTGCTTTCTTCGGTCTGACCATTGACGGCGAATCGGGTGACACCCCTACCACCCTGAGCCCTCGTCACGTTGCCGAGGCTAAGTCGCTGCTGGGCGACCAAGGCGACAAGCTGACCGCTGTCGTAATGCACAGCAAGGTCTACTATGACCTCGTTGAGCGCAAGGCGATTGATTACGTCGCTACCACAGACGCTCGTGGTACCAGCACCACTCAGTCGGGCGGTTCTCTCGTTGCTGCTTATGGCGGCAGCGTGGATGTTCCTACCTACTGCGGCCTGCGCGTCATCGTCAGTGACGACGTGCAAACCAGCGGCAGCGGCGGCAGCACTGAGTACGCCACCTACTTCTTCACCCAAGGCGCTGTTGCCTCGGGCGAGCAGATGGCAATGCAGACTGAAACCGACCGTGACATCCTCGCCAAGAGCGATGCCATGTCGATTGACCTGCACTACTGCTACCACCCTGTTGGCGCTAAGTGGGCGGTGACCACCACCAACCCGACCCGCGCTCAACTTGAAACCGTGGGCAACTGGTCGAAAGTGTACGAGCTGAAGAACCTCGGCATCGTGCGCGCGACCAACACCTCTAACTTCGATTGAGGTAACTGATCATGGCATCCATCTTTGAGCTTGGCGACATCCCCGGCGGTCTTCTGCCTGGGCAAATGGGTCTGGCAGCTCCCACTGCTACTGCAACCCTGACCGCAGCCGAGAGCTACAACACGATTATTCGTGGTGTGCCTACTGCTGCTGCTACTTATACCACCGCTACCGCTGCTGCAATCGTTGCCGCCATCGGCGGTGACTGCGCCGTAGGCACCACTTTCATGGTGGTGGTACTGAACGCTTCCGCTGGCGCTAACACCATCACTATTGCTGGTGGTTCTGGCGTCACCGTGAGCGGTGTGGCAACTGTTGCTCAGAGCGCTTCTAAGGTTTTCCTTGGTCGCGTAACTGCTGTTGGCAGTGGTTCTGAGGCAATCACCCTGTACGGCCTCGGCAGCACCGCTGCTGCTGTTGCCTGATAAATGGGCCTGTTCGCTTTCCGGCGACTGCGTGAATTGGAGGCTGCCTCTAACGAGGTGGCCTCTCTTTCCATGCCAGAGCCTACGCCTACACTTGAACCAGAGGTAAAGACCGATGGCAGTAGTAATCGTGGCCACGCCAGGGGCCGCAAACGCAAACTCCTACCTGACGCTGGCTGATGCCACGGCCATCATTGATGGCTTTGTGGAAGACCCAGACGTGCAGCACTGGAATAGCGGCAACACCGATAGCCGTAACCGTGCGCTTTTTACTGCGACGCAACGGCTAGACCGCGAGCGGTACTTAGGCGCCCGTGCTACTGATACGCAGGCATTGCAGTGGCCGCGTACTGGCGTGCGCAAACCTGATACATACATCAACACCTACGCCGTCGGCTTTCCGTTCCGTATCACGACGGACTATTTCACGGATACTGAAATCCCGCAGCAGGTGAAATATGCCCAAGTTGTGCTGGCTGTGTACCTGCACAACAACACCAGCGGCCTTGGCTTAAGCGGTCTTGAGGACTACAAGAACGTAAAGATTGGCAGCCTTGACGTGACGCCTAACCTTGGCTATGGCGCTGTTGGTGCAGACCGCGTGCCACCGCTGATGGAAAGATACTTGACAGGGCTTAGAATCAGTGGACCAGGCAACTTCTCAATTCGCCGGAGCTGAACATGGGCTACAAGTACCCCGGTGCTGAGTTTATCGACGACACTGCAGCGCATACCGGGCGCTTCGGCAAGATCGTTGCGCTTGAGGACTCTGTCATCGCCAGCCTTACCGCGCAGGACTGGACCGGCAACACGTTGAGCGCTATCCCATTCAAAGCAAGCACTGAAATTGAGGGTGTCTTTACCAGCATTACGCTGACTAGCGGCACTGTGGTTGCTTATCGCCTCTGATGGCGCTTGCTAATTCGCTACGGTCAGTCGCCAGCAAACTGATGGGCAAGTTTGGCGGTGACGTGACATTTCGTAGCGTTACTGCAGGCGCCTATAACGCAAGCACTGGCGCTGTCGCAGAGACCGTTTCCGACACTGCTATCAAAGGCGTGCTAGAGGACGTGAGTGTCCGCGAGGTGAATGATCTTATTCAAGCTGGCGACAAAAAACTAATTATTGCTGCGTTTGACCTTAACGGTACAACTCCCAAAACGGCTGACCGTGTGCTGATTGGCGGCGTAACGCATCAAATCATTCGCGTTGACACTATTGAGCAGAACAACACGGCTATAACTTACGAGCTAATTCTGAGGGTCTGATGGCGCGCACCATCCGAGTTGCTGATATTGGCGATTACGTCAACGAGCAGATGGAAAAACTGCTGCGGGCTGCAGTGCTTGAAACTGACAGTCTGCTGAAACAAGCCAGTCCTGTTGACACGGGCAGATTTAGAGCAAGCTGGCAGGTGGGTGAAAATGCTGCGCCCGGCGGCATTGCACCTAAAGGCGACTACTCGTCAGCGCCTTCTCTGTCGCGCATCGGTTACCAGCAAGAGCGCGTCGGCAATATCTACAGCGTCCATAACAACTTGCCATATGCGGAGCCCTTGGCTAACGGCAGCAGCAAGCAAACCGCTGGCGCTCAAGGCGGCCAAGCTGGTTGGGTGCAAGGCATTGCTAAAGACGTGCAAGGTAGGGTGATAACCGCCGCAGCACGTATCGGCAGGGAGTCATGAGCAGCACCTACAACGACATCCGCGCTGCCATTGAAGGCCGCATTGCCACTGAGATGGCCATAGCGCCGGTGTATCCGGTCAGCTATCAGAATGCGCCATTCACCCCGCCTAACAACACCCCGTGGTTGCAGGTGTTCATCCGCTTTGGCGATAACGCTTATGCCACGTTGCTGAGTCCTGCTACCGGCATGAACCGGCAGAATGGTGTGTTGACGGTCAATGTCTTTACACCGGTTGGTGCAGGCGCAGGCGCTAACTTTACGATTGCCGAGCGCGTCAAGGACCTGTTTGACCGCCAAACCGTGTCGCAAATCATCTTTGATGCAGCATCAGGGCCGGCGCAGGTAACACCAGCGTCACCCGAGCCGTACTTCCAGACGCAACTAACGATTACGTTTGAGGCGTACCTCAACTAGCTAGACTACCGCTAGCCAACTACCGTTCAAGTCATGGCAACTGTTCTGTCCGGTACGTCCGGCGCTCTCTATTACAAGCCTGCGGGCACCACAGGCACATTTGGCGAAGCCAACGTCAGCACCGCCAACGATGAAATCACCGTTGCCTCTTACCTGAACTTTAAGGTTGGCGACCCCGTTGTTTTTAGCGTTGTCAACAGCCAAACCGGCGCATCCGGTACGGGCACCCTACCTGCTGGCATTACAGGCGGGACCACTTATTACGTCATCACTTACACTGCCGCCTCTGGCGTACTGAAAGTCTCCGCCACCTTGGGTGGTGCGTCTATTGACATCACGGATGATGGCACCGCCGCCGCTCCTAACGAGTTTCAGGTCGCCTACGCTGCTTATGCTGCCGTTGGGCAAGTGCAGTCTTGGTCATTTGAAATCAGCCGTTCTGAAATTGATGTAACCACCATCGGTCAAACTGCTGGTCAGTACGCGCCATTCCGTGCTTACATCCCTGGCTTTGCTGATGGCAGCGGCACTGCTACTGTTTACGTCACCGACGAAGACGCAGCATTGTCCAATCGGATGGTTGAGGATGTGCTGCAGCGTCAGCAGGTTGGCTGCAGCTTCAAGCTGTACACCGACAAGCAAGCCACCGAAGCACTTAGCCGCAGCATTGCAATGGATGCTGTACTGCTGACTGCTAGCCTCAACATCAACCCCGATGATGCGCAGCAAGTAGAGATTACCTTCCGCCCATCTGGCACCCCTACCTTTGACTTCAGCAAGTCTGCTTGATAAATAAGCGGCCCTAGCCTATGCTGGGGCCATCTACACCTATCCTTCATGGCAACCATGTCTGCATTGGCACGCCTTAAAAAGGCAGCCAATCTTTCACCCATCAAGCGTGTGGTTACCCTTAGCAACGGGGACACGTTTGAGTTTTACGCAACTGCCCTCACCATGGCAGAACGCGAGCGTGCGCAGAAAATGCCTGGCGGGGACGAAGCCAATGGTTTTGCGCTGAATCTATTGGTTACCAAAGCAACTGATGATGCTGGGCAGCGCTTGTTTCAAGCTGGCGAGGTTGCAGAGCTTAAAAACGAAGTGCTTGACAGCGACCTGCAGGCCATGATGCTTGCCATCATCACCAATCCCGAGGAAGCCGAAACTGACATGAAAAGCGCTCAAAAGGGAACTAAGTAAAGACAATCTGCTGTTGCTGCAACTTGGCGTTGCCAAAGAGCTTGGATACAGCTTGGCTAAGCTAAGCCAAGAGGTAACGCTAGAAGAGCTGCTGCTATGGAGCAGCTACTTTGAGCTGCAAAACGAAGAGCAAGAACGTAGACTGAAGCAACGCCGCAGGTAAATCGTGTCGGTTGTCGCTAACGTAGCTATTAACGTTGATAGCCGCGATGCCGTCGGCAAGCTGCGGCAAGTTGAGCAAGCCACCAATAAATTAGATCAAACATATCAAGACCTTAATGGACGCTTGCGTGACGCAAACGGCAGGTTCATTAAAACTGGCGAAGCAGCACAAGCAGCAAGCGGTAAGGTCAACACCCTTGGCAATGCGGTAAAGAATCTTGCTTCGCAGCTTGTTGTCGCTGATCTTGCTCGGAGATTTTTTAAAGGTTTTGATGAGGCAGAAAAGGCTGCCGCCGCAGTACGTACGCTTGGCGTAGACAGTAAAGCGCTTGAGGCTCAACTGCTTGGCGTTAGCAATCGTTTAGGCGGTCTTTACTCTCAAACTCAGTTACTTGCTGCTTCTTATGACGTAGCCAGCGCCGGTTTCGCCAACGCAGCCGATAACGCAAAGATCCTAGAAGCATCTGCTAAGGGCGCAACAGGCGGACTGTCGGACATTAACACCGTTGGCAACGCTGTCACTAGCGTGCTTAACGCTTACGGCAAATCCGCAGCAGAAGCTGGGCTACTAGTTGATGGGTTTATCCAAACACAAAATGACGGTAAAATTGTTCTCAATGAATACGCGCAACAGATTGGTAAACTAGCTCCAACTGCGGCGGCAACAGGCGTTGGTATTAACGAATTAAATGCTGCGATTGCAACAATTACAGCTCAAGGCGTGCCCGTCGAGGCAACTTTTACAGGACTTAATCAAGCACTAGTTTCAATTCTCAAGCCAAGCAAAGAAGCAAGTGATCTAGCTAAAGCACTCGGCATTGACTTTAGCGAAACCGGATTACGCGCAAAAGGATTTGGCGGACTGCTTAAAGAGGTAAAGGAAAAAACTGGCGGCAGCACAACCGCATTGGTTCAGTTGTTTGGCAGCGTTGATGCCCTTAAGGCGGTGCTGCCATTGGTCAATGATGATCTTGTTAAGTACAACAAGAACGTACAAAAACAAGCGGACGTTTCCGGCGTTGCAGATAGGGCAACTCAAGAACTTGGCGGCACGGTATCCGCCGAAGTATCCAAAATGATCAATCAGATTGGAAACTTGACCCGATCACTGGATACCGTTCTTGGCCCAGCGCTTGGCGGTATTGTTAGGCTTATCAATGTTGTAATTGCGCAAGCAACTCAAGGTATAAATGTCTTAGGGCAGTTGTTTAGTTTAAGCAAGAATACTGCAATTCTAAAAGGAGCATTACAGTCCGGCGATGTAGGCACTGCGGCTGCATCAAGAGCGTTGCCTGGCATTGATGAGTTAATTGGTGAAAAAAGAAGAAAGCAACTGGCAACTCAGGCGGGAGCTGGCAGCGGCTTTCTTGGCATTGGCGGTTTAAACACAAAAAGATTTACAGAGTTGTTAAAAAAAGAACCCGCAATTCAAAAATTATTAGGACCAATTGGTGCGGTGCCTACCGGTGATAAACCTTCAGCCGTTGGAATTGATCCAGCAATTCAAGCTATTTTGGAAAAAGCCGCAGCAGGGAGCGGCGGTGGCGGTGCAACAGGGGGCAAAACTGCAGCGAATGAAGCCAAAAAACTTGCAGATGAATTGCAACGATCAGTTGAACGCGGCGATGACCTCTTTAGGCAATTCTCTAGGCAGGCGGCATTGCTTGGAAATATCACAGAAGAAGAACGGAAGCGATTGCAAATTCAATACGACTTCCAAGATCGCGCACGTGAAATTGGTGAGTTAAAAAATAATGAACAAAAAACAAATCTGACGCAACTAAATGACGAAATCCGCAGACTACAACTGTTAGAACTGCAAACTGACGAGATTAAAAAACAACTTGAACTGTTTTATGAACGTGCTGGCTTTAGTGGCCAGCCGAAGATGCTGCCTTCTGGCGCCGGTGCATTCAGGACGGATATCAATCTCGACCCAAATGCAAAGGAAACAAGAATGGATGAAATGCGCAAAAAGTTAGACGATTTGGTTAAAACAGAAAACCAAGTCTATTTAGGCGCTCAAGCCATAGGCGAGGCTTTCGGCACTGCATTTAAGGGTGTGGCATCTGGCGCAATGACAGCACAAGAGGCGCTTGCCGGAATGATGAGCAGCATTGCAGACCATTTCTTGGACATGGCCGCGCAGATCATCACGCAGCAAATGACGATGATCATTTACGGCACCATCATGAAAGCGCTTGGTTTAATGGGCGGTGCCGGCAGTGGATTTGGTGTTGATTTCAGTAGCGCTTTTGGCGCTAACGCTGGTCCCATCCCTGGCATTGGCGGCGCTTTTGGGGGCGGAATGAAGTTGTTTGCCGATGGTGGCTTCGTCACAGGTCCAACCAGTGCGGTTGTTGGCGAAGGCGGCGAGCCCGAATACATCATCCCTGCCAGCAAGATGCGGTCAGCGATGAGCCGCTACGCTGCAGGCGCCCGTGGGTCTGCGGTCATCCCCACTGGCGACGATACCAGCGCTGGCGGCGGCACCGCCACAATGGCACCAACCGCCATCGACGTGCGCTACACCGTAGAACGTATCAACTCCGTGGACTACGTCACCGCCGACCAGTTCCGCGCTGGCATGGCACAAGCCGCACAGCAAGGTGCTACGCAAGGTGAACAGCGCACTCTCCGCCGCCTGCAACAATCCCGCGCCACCCGCAGCCGCCTCGGCATGAACTGATGGACACCAGCTTCAAGACTGAAATAGCTTTAGGGCACATGCTGACCGCTAAGCCCCGCACGGCTGACGCCGCACCGCTGTATTTCCAGAACTTCTGGATAAACGAAAACGTTGCCTACAACGGCAACACCCACGGATTTTTGCCATTTGGTTTCTCAGGCGTGACGGTCAATCGCAGCGGCGACAACCAATCCACACAGCTTGCCCTGCCTAACAACTCCCTCAGTCGTAGCTGGGCCTCCACGTTGGTGGATGGTAGCTGGGTGGTGCTGGTGGACATGCTGATGCTCAACCCCGACAACAAGGCCGACTACCGCGTGCTCAGCTCCTACGCAGGGCAAGTGGCCGGCGCCATCTGGAGCGACGCTGAACTTCGCCTGGAGATTTCCTCGGTGATCGACGCGGTCGGCGGCGACGTGCCTAGACGCCGTATCACAGAAGACGTATTTGGTCCGCTACCAACAACCGCTCAAGTCCGCCTGAGCTGATGTACGACCTAATTGGTCGCCCGTATCGCCTCGGCGCAGACGGCACGGAGCCCGACGGCGCTATCGACTGCATCCACCTTGTTTACACGGCTCTTGACCGCTTGGGCATCACCACACCAGTATTCGACCCTCGCTGGTACACGGCCCCGCCGCGCCAAGTCCTCAAGGCTATCCACGCTTGGGGACGCCGCGTTCAAAGTCCCTTGTATGATGGAGATGTGGTTCTCCTACCACACAAGAATTACGCGTTTGGGACAGTTTGGCAGGACGGCATCCTCTACATAACGGCCAGCCTGCAAGCGGTGACCTGGCACCCGCTTACGGCGTTTCCTGCACCCCGCTGCTATCGCAGCATCTGCTCCCCTACGAACGCCAGCTAGTCCAAGAACTGGGCTGCACCGAACAGGAATACCTCCAGTTCAAGCAACGCATCGACTGGCTAAGCCGCGAACGCCCGGCAGAGTACGCGCATATCCCCGACGTCCAGAACGACGCACTAACCGTTGCGATTATTTCACTGGTCCTCGGTGTCGTATCACAGGGCCTGAGCCTACTGCTGGCACCAAAACCGCCTGCGCAGCAACGCCAAGGCGGCAACCGCACGCTTGACAGCATTGCAGGCCGCGACCGCTTTGCCCCCACCTACGGCTTCCAGGCCAACCAAGAGCTAACCCGCTACGGCGAAACGATTCCCATTGTCTTCGCCAAGCAAAAGTACGTCCAGCTTCCTCCTAACCGCAGCGACTTCTCCTACGTCGGCGGCATCATGATCAGCCCCAAGCTGGTCTGGAGCCGCATGTACTCCTGGGGCGGCTATCAATCAGTTGAACTTCTGTTCTTAGTCGGACAATCCCCCATGTCAAGAGGGCCCTACGACACAGAGGCGGCCCGCAACGAAGACCGAGCCGGAATCTACATCGGGCAAGCCCCTCTCGATGCGCTCCAAGAATCTGAATTTCGCTGGTACTACTACTCTGGCGGCGAGCCCAACCCCGGAACGCCAGACTATCGCCCCACCAGCGTGGAAGGCAATCGCAACAAAGATGGACGCAGCAGGCTTTTAGGGCTACATAATCGCTACGGAGATTTCTGGATTGGCGAGGGCGAACAAGAAAATGCTTTCCGTGTTCACACCTTTAGCGGTCTCCAAAGCGAAGGTTTTTCCCATAGTTATTCGCTTAGCAACCGTGCAACTTTTGGCGTTTACAACGGCCTTCCGAATGGCACCCCATACCGCCTCAACTGGGAAATAGTTCCTTATCCCGGCGCCTCGTCTGAACAAGCAGGTCAAGCCCCTGTTGCAAAGCGTTTCCAGATTGCAGGCAACCCCAAAATGGCTGGAACGGGCCGCAATTATGCCCGCCAGTTCGGCATTGTTGAACACAACGGCCAACAAAACCTAGCGCCAAATGACAGAAGTAATGGCGTAAAGGTAAATGTGCAAGTAGGGGACACAATCACAATCATTTACAACGAAGGTCGCATAAGAGATGAGTTGTACTACGACAACCAAAACCCCAACATTGTCGCCAATAAAAACCGTGGGGACAGCGGTGGTTTTCTTTATGCCAATCCCGACGTAGACGCTGTTGACAACAGGCAAGTTCGAGATGCCATCCAAGGAGAGCACGAGCAGCAAGACGACCTGCTAAAGATCGGCAGCAAATGGGTGGTGGGTAATTGCGTTTTTCAAGTGACAACTCGCAATCCCGCAGGCACTGTTTATGACCGTAGCGATCAAACGCCTCGTTCCATAACGCTTACATGCAAAGAAGTGTTTGATGGCACCGTGGGCCAGGTAGGCATTTGCCATCGTGGCTTTATTACTACAGACACGAATTTGCCAGAAGGTCCAGAAGGGGCCATCTACGACATCGGACAAGCATGGTTCCCTATCTGCAAAGCAGACATTGCATCGTTTCAGAATAGCCGTAGTTGTGATGTAACAGAAATCGGACTCAAGTCGAATGTCTGGAACAAGCTCAATGGCATTTGCAACTTCAAATCAATTCCTTCTGTCGATAAATTGCGAGATTACGATGTCAATAACGTTGCGCTGACCTCCGGGACAAACCAGTCATACATACAACGGGCTTCGTTCTTTGACGTTTACGTGCGCCCGGCTAATCAATCTTATGCGTTCAATTTGGGGTGGGAGAAGTTAAACGATCACCCAATCGCAGTGGTTGGCTCTGCCCCTCAAGATCAGTTCAACTTCATTCGTATTGCTCATGCTTTTGGACAGTACGAATTTAGATTTCGCCCCATTACGTCGGGCGAGTTGATACAAATTCGCAACAGCAGTTCAAGTTATACAACTGCTTCAATCAATGGTCAAACAGTCGAAGGCCCTTGCTACAGACTTCACAATGAAGGCGCCATTCCTTATTCCGAAGGTCAGTACATTTCGCAATTAAAAACCACAAAGTACGGCACGTTTACGCTCTATATGATGGCAAAACCTGCCAGCATCCGCGAACTAGCCTTGGCTCCAGAGATGGTAAGCAATCCCGTCTACGTAGGAGGAGCAACAACGTACACGCCCGCGCCATCGCGTGTGCGCTTCCTCAAGGCAATCGCATTAGACGAGCCAAACATTGAAGCAAACGGCTACCGCATTAGCAACGGCATTGCAAAAACGATAGACAAAGACCCCGACCCGTTAGGCGTACAGCACAATATCTTTCATAACACACCGCCCATAACGTATTTCCCCTTTAATGTTGGAGGTATTTACACATTTTCGGAATCAGACAGCACAGCATTTCGCTATGACCAAGGCGGTCGCGTTGTTCGTCTGCGCATGAAACTGCGTCTGTTTACAGAGCCAGACAGATTAACCGCCACAAATTTTCTCACCCATTTCTGGCAAATTGTAGAGCCTGAAAACATTGAAATTTTGCAACTTACGGGCAACTGGACCGGCGACGAAGTATTCGTCATTCGTGGCACCCTCCGCAACCTTGCAAGCATTGATTATTATTTCCAGATTGTTCCTCCAGTTCCCATCACAACAAAACCTACGCTTCAAGGCGAACGCACTTTTGAAGCTAATGTGGGCATCGCAGAAGTTTCACACTACGCCAATTTAATTTCGCGTAGCTGCGACAATAATCCTGAGCATGAAATTGTCTATGTCACCGAAACTGTCGGTGTTCGTGACAACATTCCTGCCAGTTATACGGGTTGCGCAATGGCGGGGCTAAAACTTCGTAGCACCCCAGAGCTTAATCAACTTGAGCAGCTTCATGTCTATGCCAAGAATGGTATTTCCGTTACCAACATTCGCTTAACTAGCAACGGTAACATCATCGAAACCGTAAGCTCTTCAAATGTATTTACGGACTTGGCGTATTTCCTGCTCACCAATATCCAGACCGGCGCCGGCGAACTAATCAGCTCAGACCTCATTGACAAGGCACAGTTTGCTCGCACCGCGATGTTTTTGGAAGCAAATTATCTGTATTTCGACGATGTCATCACAGAGCCGCAAAACCTGCGCGAATACCTGGCACGCATCAGCACATCGCTGCTTTGCAACCTTGTCATGCGCGGCGGCAAGTTTTCAATCGAACCTGCCCTTCCCATTGACACCACACGCAACTACACAATGTTTGATGTCAAGGTGCCTATCTCGGGCATCTTCACCGAAGGCAACATCATTGAAGACTCGTTCCAGCTCGAATACGTCCAAGCTCAAGAGCGCCTTCCGATTCGCGCCATGGTGCGTTACCGCACCGAACTACCCAACCGCTTCCCGCAAGAGCAAACGGCAGTCGTGTATTACACAAACCAATCCAATGGCCCACTGGAGGAGTTCAATTTCACCCACATCACCAGCCGTTATCACGCTGAGTTGTTTGCCAAGTATGCCCTAAGCGCTCGCCGCCATCGCACTCATGTGGTCAGTTTCCAAACGCTGCCCTACGGCCTTGGCTTAGCTCCGGGGGATTTTATCCGCGTTGTCACCCAAGCCAGCCATGTTCAGCCCGGCGCATCTGGCATCATCAAAGACAATGGCGCCATCATCACGCCCGCCCAACTCACTGACGGCCAGAGCGTGCAGGTGTATTTCTGGGACCGCAATGACAACCAAGTGAATGAAGACACCATTACGGTGAGCATTGTCGATGGTCAGCCCAAGGCAAACAAACTGTTCGGCTCCATCTTTGCTATTCGAGACACAACCACGCGTTCGCTTGTCTACATGGTGGATTCCATCGACCTTGACGAGGAAGGCTTGGCACGCATCAGCGCAAGCTACTTCCCTGTGGATGAAAATGGCTACAGCGTGGTCGCCAACGAACTGAAGCCTTCTTACAATGGATTTACGGTGGTAAGCGACTTGGCTCCTGACTGATGACCCTGCCCAACCTCAGGCCATCGAGCCGCACATTTAATCCGGGCGACTACCCCGTCAAGTTGTTTCGCACGCAAAGCGGCGCCGAATCCCGCATCCTCTACGGCAACAAACGCGTTGGCGGTACGTTGGAACTCACCTATCAGAACATCAGCGATTCCGACGCTGACCTGTTTGTGTCCGGCTATGACACCGCCAAGGGCACCTTCTCTGCGTTTGACCTGCCCGATAACGCCAAAGCTGGCTGGACCGGCAGCAGCTCCTCTTTTGTACCACAATCAGGGCTGCGTTATCGTTATGCAGAGCCGCCGGACATTGCCAGCGTCAAACCCGGTCGTAGCACCGTCACCATTCGCTTGGTCGTTACCACATCATGAGCAAGTTTTACACCGGCAAAGACGGCACCCTTAGCATTGCTGGCACCACGCAGGTGAAGGTGACCAACTGGTCCCTGCAGGCCGACCTTGAAATGCTGGAGACCACAACGCTGGGTGACGACGACCGCAGCTACACGCCCGGCATCCGTTCGTACAGCGGCTCGGCCACGCTGTTGTATTACGAAGATGCCGCCGCCCGCAACGATGCCGCCACACAAGTAAAGCGCGTCATCAGCACCGGCGCCCCCAGCACTTCTCCAGTTTCCTTTATTTTGGCACTTGACAACAAAACTGTCACCCTTAATGCTTTTATCACCAGCGCCTCGTACGGTGCAAGTGTGGGCGAAGTGGTGAGCGCTCAAGTCAGCTTCCAAGGCACAGGCGCTGCGACTGGAGTGGCGTTGTAATGTCCACTTACCTTGGTGCTTACGGTCGCGTTGCCCTCCGCCGCAAAAGCAGCGAAGGCGAAAAGACCTCAGTGGTCAATACCAGCGACATCAACGTTGCCGCCCGTCGGTTCAGCTTTGACTTTGAACCAGGCTTTCTAATCAGTGGCGATGAAGTTGAAATTACCAGCACCACCGGCGTTGTTCTTGATTTTGTCAGCACATCTGGCTGGGCTAATAACACTAAGCAAAACAGTGGCAAGTGGTATGTCTTCGTTGATGACCTAGGCGGCATCCGGCTTTACAGCACTTTTGCCGCTTCTTTAGATGGTGAGCTGAATACAGCAATCGCGCTCACCTCCATCGCCTCTGACATTCCAATCAGCGTCAAGGTTGAAAATGCAAGCACACGTTTGCTTGGTTCAGTCACGTCCTACGAGATCAACACAAACCGCGAGGCCATCGACGTCACGGCATTATCGGAAGAATTTCGCAGCCAGTACAGCGGATTGATGTCTGGCTCAGGCGCAATCTCCTGCCATTGGGACTACATCGACACCGTTGCGGAAAGCGGCAATTACCTTCTGCAGCTAATTTTGCGCACTGAAGTAGGCAGCGAATTTGATGCTGAACTGTTTGTCAAGACAGAGAATTATTCTCCAACAGGCGAGCAAAGCGAGTTAAACGATAGAATTTATTACAGTATCAGCGGTATCATCACCAACGCTGCCGTCGCCTTCCAGCCCGGCTCGGTTGTTGAAGTGACAGCCGACTTCATCACAACAGGCCCTATCCGGCTCCGTACCGGCGTCGGTCAGCTTGACTACTTGCTGCAAGAGAACGGCGATAGACTGGAGCTTGAGCAAGACGCCAGCTCGTACTTATCCCTAGAGCAGGAGAGCTAACCCTTGGCAGACCTCAAAATCACAGAACTGCAGGCTCTCGCTGGCGCCAACCTTGCAGCCACGGACGAACTGCCTGTTGCGGACATCAGCGCCAGTGAAACCAAGAAGGTCACCGTCACCGACTTGATTGGCTTTGGCTCTGCCCTGTTGGCCAACGGCACCATCCCCAGCGCCAAGATCAACTTTGCTGCTGGTGCCATCGTTGCTGCCTCCTTGGCCACCGATGCCGTAACCACGGTCAAAATCAACGCCGATGCCGTGACTGCCGCAAAGCTGGCGGACGAAAGCACTTGCATCGTTGCTGCCAGCAAAGCTGCCCTCGATGCCGTTACGGGCGATTTTGTCGGGCAACTGGGACTGACCACCGACACCACCAAGCTCTACCTCTGGCAAAGCTCTTCTTGGCAATCAGTCAAAGCGGCTGGCTCGATCAACACCATTTCTGCCGATACCAGCGGCATCGTTAATATCACAGTTAGTACCAGCGGCGACACTGCCACGGTCGGCACCAGCC